GAAGGTGCGAAGTGGCATCTAATTCAAGCCATGGCTGGAGACAATACTGACGGTTACGCAGGAGTACCTGGCATTGGAGTGAAAAGAGCTACATCACTATTCGAGGAGAAAGGGTATAGCTGGAAAACAGTTGTAGATGCGTTTAAGGAGAAAGACTTATCGGAAGAAGTCGCTCTCACTAATGCACGTCTAGCAAGAATCTTAACTAATGAGGATTATGACGACGAAAAAATGGAACCCGTACTCTGGAATCCCCCAGCCAGTTACAGAGTTGACAGTTGAACAGGATTTAAAACTAAGACTAATTAAAGATTCAATAGAGAATCCAGATACACCTAGAGAAGACGTTAACACCGTCTTCCTAGCACTACAGAAACAGAACTTTGTTCTAGCAAATAGCCTTACAAATTTAATTGATAAATGGCCGAAACCACCAATGACCATGGACCCGAATACTATAGGCGCGGATCCATCCAAGTCTGGGATTTTGTTCGTGATAAAGAACTCAACTTCCACTTAGGAAACGTTATTAAGTACGTCTGCCGAGCTGGTCATAAAGACGACGACATAGAAGACCTATCAAAAGCCATCCATTACTTATCTAATGAAATCGAATTTAGAACAAGCCAAAGAGTTCAGAGAAGCATTCAACGTAAAGAACTCACAGAATCTCAGCTCGCGGAATATGCAGCGGAACTTAATAATTGAAGAGTTTAAAGAATTTTTAGAAGCAGAAGGAATGCTCTTTCGACAGAGCTTACAACTGCATGAGGAGGCTATTAAAGAACTCAGTGATCTCGTATATGTCTGCTACCAATACGCAGCCAATATGGGATGGGATTTAGACGAAGCTCTACGTCGAGTCCATGAAAGCAATATGTCCAAACTTGGTGATGGTGGAAAGCCTATCTACAGGGAAGACGGAAAAGTATTAAAGAGCAAAAACTATAAACCACCTACATTAAGTGATCTAGTCTAATGACAAGTTTAATATCTAGAACTGGAAGAGTTCAGAACTGGATAGATGATCCAGAATCACGTCTACCCGTCAGTTGTACTGTCTTCGTTGTAGAAGACTCAATGGAGGGACCAAATGGAATCGAAGCGAGTTGGAGATTCGTCAGCCACGCTCTCAGATATGGAGCTGGCGTTGCTGTCCATTTATCTAAGCTCAGAGCCAAAGGAAGTGAAAACGGAAAAGGTCTTACAGCTTCTGGACCAGTATCGTTTGGAAAAATCTACTCAACCTTAAATGAAATAATCCGTAGGGGCGGTCATTATAAAAATGGTGCGTGTGTTCTTCATCTCGACTTGGATCACCCTGACATTGTTGACTTTATTACTACTCCTAGATCCGAACTCCCATGGGTTAAGAGGTGTGTCAACATTAATGATGAGAAATGGAAAAACGCTGATCAGACAACCAGGGATGCGTTGATATATGGCATCAGGTCGGGTGACATATGGTTAAACAAAACTAAGTACGATAAAAATGGAAAAAGAATCAGAGGCAACGTCTGTCTTGAGGTTTACTTGCCATCACGGGGAACTTGCCTCTTATCCCATCTCAATACGGGTGCCTGTAGAATCTCCGACCTGCAGCGTGGTTTCGTTGAAGGTATGCGGAGTCTGTGCGAACTACATAGTAAAACAGGCGTTGACAGTAGCGGAGAATACCTGTCTCCCAAGACGGACAAGCAAGTCGGACTTGGACTCCTTGGATTAGCTAACCTGCTAAGACAAAACAACGTCACCTATGCACAATTTGGTGATGCATTACAAGCTACTAACGATGGCATACCTGGACTAGGTACAGCTGGCTTAATAGCTGCAGAATTTTATAAAGGCATTCAGAGTGCGGCTGAAATTGCTAGAGAATATGGAATGGAGAGAGCTTTTGCTATAGCTCCTACCGCAAGCTGTTCATATCGCAGTAAAGACAGAGAAGGCTTTACTTGCACACCAGAGATCGCACCTCCTATAGCTCGGAGTGTTGATCGTGACTCTGGTACATTTGGTGTACAGACATATGACTATGGCGATGTAGAAATTGCCTCAGAAGTTGGTTGGGATGCCTATAGAAAGGTAACTGACCAGTTGATGTATATGTTTAACCATACAGGGCTTCTTCATGGATACAGCTTCAACTCTTGGAGTGATGTTGTAACCTACGACGAACAGTTCGTTGAAGAGTGGCTAGATAGTCCCCAAACTTCACTTTATTATTCCTTACAGGTAATGGGTGACGTTCAGGATAAGTCAAGTGCATATGCTGCACTGGATGAAGATGAAGTCCAAGATTACTTGCAAGGGATTCTAAGCAACGAACCCCAATGCGATTGTCAAGAATGAATCTATATGAAAAGTTACTCAATAGAAAGAGAACATGGACTCCTGTCAAAACAACAGGAGGCAAACTTAAAGAAGGAGCAGAGGAAACCATCTACCGTGCTCTCGCAATACGCCACATGGAGTTACCAGTTGGCGACTTCATTGCAGAATCACTTAAAAAAGAGGTTCCCGAATCTGCGAGGAAACTCCTAGAATCTAACGTCCAAGACGAGGTTAAACATGACCTCGCTCTTGGCTATATAACCGACGCTATAGGCGTTGATGAGAAGGCAGAAAAAGAAGCCTTCCTATTAAGGGATGCGTGGGAATCGCACCCTGACCACATGATCACAAAAGCTTTAGTAATTGAACGTGCAATATTTTTCGTACTTCTTCCCTTCTTTCGTTTTAACGGCGATGCTGGTCTTAGGACTGTCAGTGCCGACATCAGTCGCGACGAGCAAATACACGTTGCCACTAACTCTCTCGTATGTGCTGATATGGGTCTACGCAGTAGTGGTTCTCTGGACAAACTTAGGAAAGCCACAATTAATTGGATCATGGAGCCACTAAGTAAGAATACCTATGGCGATAAATATTTAAGCAAAAAATTCTGGCTGGATACGAGTGATCGGCTTATGTATGAAGGCAAAGCCCCAGAACTAAATTCTACAAAAGCAGCTCGGATGCCAGCATTCTTCGAACACAGTAATGTCAACCTCCCGCAATATTCTTGAGCCAGTAATAGGACCAACTCTTGAATCAGTCCTCTTAGAACTAGAGGAAATCCATCCACCAATTACACCAACTCCAGATGAATCAATGGAAAAAATAATGTACCGATCAGGTCAACGATCAGTTGTGGATTGGATAAGAAATAGAATAGAGGAAGGTTAATGGCTCAACAGAATATATTTTCAATGTATGGTCTTGATGCCTTACGAGATATCAGATCTTTATTTCAAGTATCACCACAACCTAAAAATACTTATCAAAAACAATCTCCCATGAAGCTACAAAATCAAGCTATGGGAGTTAGCTCACGTCGTTCTCAAGCATTCCAAACAGGTCAAACTAGAGGTGGTGCTAATCAGTTTGGACGTGGTATGAGAATCAAAGCTTTAAACATCTAATAAAATGACAGCTAAAAAAAGATATGATGCATTATCAAGTGACCGTTCTCCATTCTTAAACACAGCTGACGAGGCTACTAAACTTACTCTCCCTTATTTAATTACTAGAGATGAGAACCAAAGTAGTGCTCGCAATTTAAAGACTCCTTGGCAATCAGTTGGAGCCAAGGGAGTTGTAGCCTTAGCATCAAAGCTAATGCTTGCAACCCTACCTCCCCAAACAAGTTTCTTCAAACTACAACTCGACGATTCAGAGTTGGGTGAAGACTTCCCCCCTGAATTGAGGTCAGAGTTAGACCTATCCTTTGCCAAGATTGAACGTACAATCCTAGAATCTATAGCTGCCTCTAATGATCGTGTAGTAATACATCAGGCATTAAAGCACTTAGTTGTAGCAGGTAATGTATTGATCTTGATGGATAAAGAGGGACTGAAAATGTATCCTCTTAACCGCTATGTCATAGAAAGAGATGGTAATAATAATGTAATTGAGATCGTTACTAAAGAACGAATCAATAAGAAACTAATTGAAGATGATCTACCAGATGATCTTTTAGAAAAACAGAGTGTAGTAGATGAGTATGACGATGGACCTGGATATGGTCATGAGAATGAATGCGATGTCTACACTCATGTAAGACGTGAAGGTAAGAAGTTTGTATGGCATCAAGAAGTCTACGGACATGTCTTAGCTAAATCAAAAGGTAGTTCTCCAATTGATTCAACACCATGGCTACCACTCAGATTCAATTCTGTTGATGGTGAGAACTATGGACGTGGAAGAGTAGAAGAGTTTATGGGTGATCTCAAATCACTTGAGGCATTATCCCAAGCTCTAGTGGAAGGCTCAGCTGCTGCAGCGAAAGTCGTATTTACTATTTCCCCATCCTCTACCACGAAACCACAGACACTAGCTAATGCTGGTAACGGTGCAATCGTGCAGGGAAGGCCAGATGATATTGGAGTAGTACAAGTAGGTAAGACTGCAGATTTTGCTACTGCATATCAGATGTCACAGACTATAGAGAAGAGATTAGCTGAAGCATTCTTAATCTTATCGGTACGTCAATCAGAAAGAACTACTGCAGAAGAAGTTCGAATGACACAGATGGAATTAGAGCAACAGTTAGGAGGACTATTTGGTCTTCTTACAGCTGAGTTCCTGATACCTTATTTGAATAGAAAGCTAAACGTATTCCAAAAGACTGGTGAGATACCACGTATTCCTAAGAAGCTTGTTAAGCCAACAATTGTTGCTGGTGTTAATGCTCTTGGACGTGGACAAGATAGAGAGAGCTTAACTGCTTTCCTCACTACCATTGCTCAGACCATGGGTCCAGATGCAATGATGCAATATATAAATCCAGAAGAAGTAATCAAACGTCTAGCAGCTTCTCAAGGTATAGATGTATTGAACTTAGTTAGATCAATGCAAGAGATACAACAAGAACAGCAAGCTATGCAGCAGCAACAAATGGATTTAGAACAACAGAAATTACAAGTAGAAGCTATGAAATCTCCAATGGGTGATCCTTCAAAGAACCCACAATTAGCAGAGGCAATAGCTGGACCAAATATGTAACCCACCATGGCAGAAACATTAACTTATGAAGAAGCTCCTAAAGAACAATTCACTGAAGAAGAATTAGATTCTATAAAAGTAGGAGAAGAGATAGAAGTACAGCAGGATAACTTACTAGCTGGAAAGTATAAAGATGCTGAAGAGCTAGAGAGAGCTTACTTAGAACTACAAACTAAACTTGGAGAGAAACCTAGTGAAGATAAAGTCGAAGAGTCTGAACCTCAAGATCAATCCGAACCAGAAACCAAAGAAGAAGATAAGCCAGAAGAAGGTCCAAACATATTAGATAGACTTTGGGATCAAAGAGATGATGGTTTTAACGAAGAGACATTAAAGGAGTTATCTGAAACAAATCCAGGTGATCTGGCTAAGATGTATCTTCTTTACCGTAACCAACAGATAGATCAGAACACACCTAAGTCTTTTACTGAATCAGATATCAATAACCTACAAGGTATAGCTGGTGGTAACGAGTCATATAAAAACATGATGAACTGGGCACAGAGTAATTTAACTGAGCAAGAGGTTCAGATGTATGACAACATCATGGATTCAGGTGATGCTAATGCAGCTTACTTTGCAGTACAAGCTATCAATGCAAGGTATAAAGATAATGTAGGTACTGATCTAAATCTCCTTACAGGTAAGGCTCCGAAAGTAGCAGCTGATAAATTCAACAGTCAAGCTGAGTTAATCAAAGCTATGGAGGATGATAGATACTCTGATGATCCTGCATACAGACAAGCAATACTAGAAAAACTCGATAGATCTGACATCAATTTTTAACTATGGCACCATACGGACCTGGAACCTACGGTTCTAAAAAAGGTAGACCACCTAAGAAAGGTACAAAGAAGAAGTAGGTAGACATGGCGACCTGACAGTTCATCATCGCCA